ACTTCGGAATGAGAGGAAGTCTGGTGAAGGGACCACTTCGTGTCTTGCATTTTGCCTCCAAAAGGAACAGAAGAACCTTGAGGAAGGTATTAGCAATTCTAAGGTGGCACGGGCGGTACAATGCCCAAATCACCCACGAAGACTATGTCGAGCAAGCTAAGGAGATATCGAAAGATATTCTAATTAGTCCAATCAATATAGTTGGTCTTATACCACAGGCACCAGTGAAGGTGCCTTCATATCCGTATGAAGTTGAAGCCCCTCCTCCTAGAATGTGGGTATATAAACACTACCCTTTGTTCAAAGAGTCGGGGATTCGAGGTCTAGGTTCAGCCTTTTCTTACGCCAGGTTCCGTGAGGATTCCTGGGGTACAGTTTATGGCTTAACCAAAGACGGTTCGCTCAAGAAACGGTTCGTTTATTCCCCTCATTCATCCATTCAGTTTGCCACATGGCCACTGTACTGGAAAATGAAAGTCTATGTTGAACGCAATTGCCCTTACATGTTCCACAAGAACGTGGAGAAAGGGAAAAGGTTCATTTCTGAGTTGATCCAAAAGAGGTCATCTGTGATGTCGCTAGATTTCAAAGCGGCCACCGACTTCTTCCCTCTATCTCCTCAGCTAGACGTAGCACTACAATTGTTTCCTGAAGAAGCAAAGGCTATCAAGTTCATCCGTTCACGAGGAGTTTTCAAATCCAAGTGTGGGGTGCGCTTCCAACATAAAGTTGGTCAGCCAATGGGTCTTCGAGTGTCCTTCCTGCTATTCTCGATTTACCTCTATGAGGCTCTGAGAGAGGCAGTGGGACATGGAAACTTTTGCATTGTTGGGGATGATGTAGTGTCTGCTCCGACAACTATTTTTGGCGATTTAGGTTACCTGATTTCAGAAGACAAGTCCTTAGTTGGACCTGTTGCCGAATTCTGTGGAACCTTTATCGATAGTATAGGAGACTTTGGAGTTTCGAAGAGATATACAAATCCTCTTCTGTTCCTCCAGACGTTTGGGAGACGAGCTTTATTTGCAAGTTACCCATCCTACATTGCGAAACGAACTTGGTCTGTGTCGAAACTTCCCTATCCACATGGACTTCGTTCCGGTCTGGGTATCCTAGCTAGGGTACCTTGGGATCGGGTAGAAGAAGTGGAGAAGAAAGTTATAACCATCGTTAAACCATCTCGTAAGCTGCGTAGAAGGACCACAACTGCCTTTACATCTATACTGGCAGGAATGGAAGATCACGCCGACTACTTAGACGGCTTTCTCGATGACGATATTGATCTCGTTGAAGATAGCTATCCCTTTAGTCGCCTTTCGGCTTTGAACTGCGTCATTGAGCATTGTAATGCTCTTGAAACAGGTCAGGCTCTTGATCCGATTATTTGGAGGATTTATGACTTGCCAGGTATGACACCTGTCCGTCTAAAATCTATTCCCCGAACAAAACGGGAGAGTTGGATGGCTAAACAACTGTCTGAACCTTCGTACACTATAGGTATAAATACCATGTACAACAAGTACAGAAAGCTTTTTCTGACAACAGCAGCAGCATTAGCCGCAGGTTGGGCTATAGCCGCTTCTCCTCCCTTAACTTTAGACATGACGTCTTGGCGTTCAGCTCTGGCTGGAATAAGCAGACAATGTGAGTTAGTCGGGACCACTACGAGTTCTGAAGATACCTTTACTGTTTTCCAATGTGAGGATGGTAGCTTTGCTACTATCTTTACTCAGCACGGGAAGCAAGTTCAGGTGGACCTTAGTTCTAGTACGTGGATACCGATGACTCGCGTCTGTTATCCTTTCAGTTCTGGGCCTGGGACAGAATGTCTTGTTAAATAGAGGATAGCTG